TTACATGATGGTTTAATGAATGGTAAAAAGAGGGATTTACTTTTCAGATGTTCAGTTTGTAGTTCGACATGACTCAGATCCTTCAAAACCTTTTTGAGGATGTATGACTTCCCAACCCCCGATCCTCCACAGATGAATACATTCTTTCTTTCACTAATATACCTACGAATCAGTTCAATCTGTTTCGTGTGAATAGTGTCCACCGTTTTTTCAACTTCTTTTTTTTGCTCGACTATTTTAATGAAGGAATCCATCGATGACTTTACAGAACAGGCAATAGATTTAGTACTTGAAAATAGCGCACTACATAAGCGTATCGTAGAACCTTTAAAAAGGAAAATTTTACCATACGTTGCATGTGGAGTCCTAATGAATGTCGTGATGTTTATTCTTTTGGTGTACCTTGCTCAACGTCTTTCTCTTCTACCTCTTCATACTCCTCCTCTTCAGGTTCCTCTTCTTCCTCATCACTAGGTACAAACTTCTCGAAAGGGGTGCCCTTTGTGAGTGCCTGAGCAGTAGTCACCGTTTTGGGTGGCTTCAGTGGTGGAATCGCTCGCACATTTAGGATCTCAGGCTTTGTGAATACACCTTCAATAGGATATTCTTTGTCGAAATTATTTAAAATATGTCTGGGAATTGATGGTGATTGTTCAAGAAGACGATCATATTCCATTTTACAATCTTCAACGAATACTAAACCTTCTTTCTTACGCTCAGCACGTGGGAGCGAAAGCTGTAATCGAATATTACGTGAGAGACTACCGTGTCCTAACGCAGCAGTCCTATGATTCTCCATTAATTCATTAATTTTTAAGAATTGCATAATCGTGGCTATGAGTCCAGCTATCAGGTTCATACCACCAATGATTGCCGGTGCGGAACTACGCATACTTTCAGGAAAAGAACTTTGAGCAAAATTTGCTGTACCTGTAACTGTAGACAGAACAATAACCGGTAAATTAAATCTTAGACTTAATTTCTTGAATTTCAAGAATGCCCTATGATGCATATAGCGATAACACGCACACGCTTCACCCCATTGCCTGAGTACATTTTCATGATACTCATTCCACATGGATTCCATGTCCGTAATTTCTTCTGTCATATTAGTATAGATGAACATTATATTTCTTCTTCATCTTGTATTTTTGTTTTGGATTCTCATCACCCCATTCATGAATGATCGCAGGCAACTCGAATTTTATTCGATGATTATTCCGTTCATTTTTTACCACTGGAGTGTCAATGACGATACATGTGCACTCACACAGGTGGAGATGTATATGACTGGTAAGCACAAAGATGAAACATTTATGGGGCGCCTTGTCGGTCCGGTATATAAGATGGAAGAAAATGATATTAATAACCTGACAAAGACTCTTTTTTTCGCATTGTGGTCTTTTGTCCAATATAGACTTGGACATTTTGATTCTTTTATAAAAGACCTAAGTAAAGTGTTTAAAGCTAAAAAGCTAAACTAGAATATAATGGACGTCAAACTTCAATCCGAAATTAAGAGGCTTAATTACAACCTTGAATTGTATCATGCATCGTATATGCAAGAACTCGATGAGTATGAAGAAAAGATGCAGAGAATCGATTTTCAAATTGAAAAGTGTACTTCGGATGTGAAAAGGGAAATTCTGAAGAGACAGAGGGAAAATTACGAGACACAAATTTCTAGACTCGATACTCAAATGGAAAAGAATACACACACTATAAAAGGTAAAATTGAAACGTACAAACAAAAACTCACCGAGTTGGAAAAGGAGAAACGTTCTCTCGACTACAATATTGAGAAGCTCAAAATTACACTCGAAAGACGTAATACTAGTGAAATATTTGACATGTTCGAATATGTGACGAACGCAATTACTATTTTGCACGACGAGTCTTCGCAAGCTCATGAGCCCTCTTCATAAAAGCCTTGTCACGACCAATTTTGGGGTCAGCTGCAATGAGGCGAAGTAGGGCAGCGGTGGGAATCTTGGGACTGTTCCCTGTGGGTTTGGGAGTTTTTTTCAACTTCTTCTTGGCATTTTGAAGTTGCTTGGTGGTTGGCATCTTACTATACCTTAGGAAAATATCTAAACTTGTCGAATATGTGAGTAGTAACTTTGAAGTTGTAATACATAATCATACAAAATGCATCCGCTATATCATGTTTTCTCTCATAGGGTATATCATCTTTTAGATGTTTTTCTGTCATCGATACAGTTCTTTCCTTTCTCTCTTCATAGTCTAGGTGTCTCATACCAAAATGTGTATGCATGCTCACAGGTGAAACTAATACAACCTTATCTCTGAACATGTAATGTAATAGAATCTCAATATTCGTAAAGCCCCCAGGTGGTTGTCTTTCTATAAGTATTTTATCAGCACTGTCGAACAATTCTTGGTGATCCTCTACAAATAAAGGAATGAGATCGATAAAGTCATTTGAACGTATATATTTATAATCTTCGAGGCTTGCCTTTTTCATACATTTCACATGAATTTTTGGATCGTCTTCAAATTCTGCAAGAACGAGACCCATATTGTGATATCCTATATCGATCGCCAGGACCCTCATGTCTTTAAGTGAAAGATTTTCCTTAACTATAGTAAATGAAGAACAAGACAAAAACACAACTTCTTTGGGTGACGCTCATCATACTCACGTTCATTGTGGGATATATGTTCTACAACCCCAAAGTTGTCGAAGTTCCAGTAGAGATTCCGGTGATCGTTCCACCTCCTCGACCCATTCGTTCACAGGAAGTCCGTCGCGAACCCGAGTTTAGGGGTCCACCCATTAAACAGTATAAACCTGGGCGTATGCAGCAGATGGGTGTCCTCGTGAGTGAGGGTGGAGAAACCCTCCCTCTATACGGTAAAGAGGTTCGTGGTCGCCGCGACCGCTATCATTATTACACCACGACTGGTGGTGAAAACCTTTATCCCATTCCAGTGACCCATGACGGGCGAGACTGTGTAGATGACATCGGGTGTCAGGAACTTTATGGAAATGAATCCGTGTCAGTCACTGGTAAGACTGATTCATTCGATGTCAAGATGTACAGGACCGATGACTTTTTTTAACAAAAATGATTTTTTATAGAATTGTATTCAGTCTTCTGAAGCCCCGACCCTTTAGACAATTTCGCCTTTAGGTTCAGTAATTCCTTGATCGTATCGTCATCGAGACTTTTGACAAAATCCCTCTTAGCCTCGATGTCGTCCAATTGATTACACTCTTTTTGTGCCTGTACGTACGGCCATGTATGTTTTCGAAGAGCATCTACCTCGATCTGTAACTGTATAATTTGAGGAATGAGGACTTCTCGAATGAGTTGCTCCGCCATATTTTAAAATTGAGTAGTATCTTTAATGTTGGTTAGTACTATATGCAATACAAAGATTTGAAAGACAAGGCTAAAAAATTAGGTCTTCGGGTCACAAAAACCGTCGATGGAAAACGTGTCAAGCTCACAGCGAGGGAACTTCGTGCCAAAGTCACCCGAAACTTTGAGAATAGTGTCAAGAATGCCCAACGGGTCATTCGTATCTGCCGCACAGTGGTCGCACCCACCGCATCTTTTGCACCTCCACCTCCACCTCCACCTCCACCCAGAAGGCCCGTGATCAACAACAAACGCGCTAAACTCATAGAGGAATTGAAAGCTAATTTAAAAAGAAGAGGACTTACTAAGTAAGGATGATTTCGTACATACTCAGTTTCATTCCAGGAACTGGACCGTACTATAAAAAGTTCCTAAGACTCGAAGAACTTAAACGACTCCCGAATGAATGGGACAGTGGACCTATTACCCACCACAAAGTTAAGATGGCGTGTGAATTGATGAACGATTTCAGGAATGGTCTCACTACTGGGGGTACAGTATCGATTCGAAAGCATATAAACGAGGGAACGACCAAACGTCTCATGGGAATATCCCAAGAATGTCTTGAGTTTATTTTGGTGAAGCAGCTCAAACTGGACCACATGAAAAAGTTGTTACGGGAATGGGAAGGTGAAAACATCGACATTGTTCGAGTTAGACTCTATGAATATCTAGACACGATGCGAAAGCTCACGGACTTGGGTGATGACCTTGTCTTCTATGATTCATTGGAAGAATTCGTAGAGAACTATCTTGGTGAGGATCTATACGAACGCCTTGATACTATGATTCGATTTTTCAAACAGTTGGACAATTTCAAAAAAATTATATAATATCTATGTAGTATATAGTATGGCTGCTATTATACTAGTACTTTGTTGCCTTTCTTCCTCAGCTAGTTTTGTGGGTGGGTTCATCCCAGGGACGGAGCCACACCTTCTGAAAACTCTGAACGCTCCCAAATTCAAAAAAATCGTTGAAGGTTTGAAAATATACAAAGCTGATCAGGAAGAATATGAGAAAAAGTTTGCGGATGACGACGATGAGCGGTTGAGAGTACTTAAGATTAGTACAGATAATCTTAGAGTCTCTGATACATGTGATAGAGTGAGGGAAATAATAGGTAACAAATTTAAACCTATTTATAGAGATTATCCAGATAAAATCTTCACCCTCGATGGTACAAAACGTAAAGATGATGTATGGGAAAAAGCTATAGGAATAGATGATAAATTTACTCCAATGAATCTAGATGGTGGGGTAAGGTTATGCTTTGAAGAAATCAAATAAAAGTAATTCCAAATCTCTTAGACATGAACTTCTCAACACCTTGGAACGTAGGAAAACTCCAGAGGTACCAACGGGACCAGAAACCAGCCCCGTCGATACCACTCAACTTCCAATTTTCTTTATCACTTTCGTTGACGCTCAACATCTTATCTTGGATCTTCTTGGGATCTCGCTCAGCTGTGATCTGTCTCGATACTCGCCCTCCATGTCGGAGGACATAGGAACGCATACGCGAAGGAGTCTTGTGTTTGGTGTAGTCTGAGTATCCACGTGCACCAAAGTCAACAGTCCTACCATTTTCTAGTGTCACCCTAAACTTTTTTTTGGGATTAGGGCTGCGAGTAATTTTGACACGCATACTTATTATTTACTAACAAAATTTACTTGCACATCTGGCAACCGTACTTCTCCTTCTTGGGGAGGAAGAAAAGTTGTTCGGAACCACGCTTGACACGGTAAAAGTGATCATAGAAGTGGAGGAGACCAACGGTAAGCCCAAGGCTGGCGACAACGACTCCATTCCTCTTACGCGCGGTGAAGGCATAGACCGCGATGGCAGCGACAAGTACCATCTGAACGATGGTGAGCTTGGGCATCACGAAACGCTTCTCCACAGTATTGACTTCCTCAGTAGGTTCGGGGGTGTACATTTCCATACGCTTTCCGCCGTATCCGGGCATTTTTATTTTATACAAAGAAAATAATGCTGACAGTGATACTTGTACCATTTTTCCTGATACTTCATGACTACCTAAAATCACCCATAGATAGATTGTACTTTAGGAAACC